TTCGCCCACCTCGCCTAACCAGCAACGCCGTGCCAGAGCTTCGACGCGTGACCACGCCTTGCCTGCCATGCCCTTCCAAGCCGGGCCGAGCCGCGCATCATCGTGCCACGCCAGGCCTGCCAATCCCTGCGAATCCGGGCCCTGCCGCACCTCGCCTGCCATGCCTTCCACGCTGTTGCCATGCCAATCAAGCCATGCCTGCGATGCCTGTCCCGACCTTGCAAAACCGTGCCTCGCGCCACCTGCCACGCCAACCCGGCTTGACCGTGCCGACCTGTCCGGGCCATGCCTGCCGCGCCAATTCATGGCAGCCGAGGGGCCACCAGTACTGCCATCGCCAGCAGCACCGCTGCGCAGAACCACCCGGTAGGGAAGAACCACAGGAAGCACACGGCCCACGCTGCTACAAGCAGCAGCAGGGCCATGGCAGTACGGATGGCGGTGTCGCCATTCATCAGGTGATCTCGAAGAGGCCAAACCCGAGGCCCGCGCTGGCCTTGCTATCGGGTCGCCCTTCGCCGATGCCAACCTGAAGACCTACCCGGCTGATCAGGTTGACCACATCGCTGGAGCTGAGCATCCCCGCGTCGTAGCGAATCCGCAACACGGCAGCCCATTCTCGGTACATCGGACGGCAGCGCAGATCGACTACACCCGTAGCGTTCCGGGTTGGGGCCACCCACTGCTCAGCCTCTCCCTCGGACAGCCGCACCAGGGGGGCACCATCGACCCGGTCGAAGCCATCGGCTAACACGCTGAACGCCAGCTTCGCGTGGGTCATCTTGTAGCCCACAGCCCGGCAAGCAGAGATGGCGCCATTGCGGAAGGCGGCAGCATGAATACCCTCCCAGCCGTCCCCTGAAACATGCTTGGCGTTTTCGAACAGGGCATCGAAGTCTTTCGGCTCCCGCGTCTTTTTGCTCTTGGCAGCGGAACCTGCCTCCTGCGTGGCCCGCATCATCTCGATGGCTTTCGCTGAGAAGCGGTTTACGACGAGGGGTGCCGTGCCCCGGATGTTGATTTCCAGGAACCGGAAATCCGGCGCCTTAATGCTGATGGCCTCTTCAGGGGCCTTGGTCTTGCTGACGGTTGCCATGGTGGTGATTCGTAAAGAGCTGCCGCTGGCCTAAGCCGTTGCGGTTTCCAAATGGTATCGTACGTAGGTCGTTCCGAAACGATCACCACCACATGACCGCCACTGCCACCACCCGACCCGCTGTCACCGAGCAGCCCACCAACCTGTACGCCCTCACCGGCGAGGCCTACCGCCTGGGGGCCGCCATCGCCGAAGCCGCCGAAGGGCTGGTCAGCGACGACCCCGCTGTAGCCGCTGCTGCCACTGCTGAACTGGAGGCCCTGCTAGCCAGCGGAGAGAGCACCAAAGACGCTCTGTTAGCCAAGGCTGATGCCTGGTGCTGGGTGATCGACCGCCTGCGGGATCAGGCCGCTTCCCGCAAGGCCCACGCCGCCCGCCTTGTGCTGCTGGCCCAGGCCGATGAGCGCAAGGCCGACACGATGCTGGACAAGCTGACCGATCGGCTCCTGTTTTTGGATCCCGCCGAAACCAAGTTCGACCTGCCTACCCACCAACTGCGCAGCACCAAGGTTGTCAGCGTCGAAATCGACGACGACCTGCTGCCCGAGGATCTGCCCGCCGAGTACCAGCGCACCAAGACCACCACGATGGTGGATCGCGTGGCCCTCAAGGCTGCCCTGAAGGGGGGCGCTGTGGTGAAGGGGGCCAGCCTGCTGGAGCACCGCTCCTGGCGGCTGGGTTGAGGAGCAGGCAGATGTTTAACCCTGATTTTTTTCCCACCCCGCCCGAAGTCGCGGCCACCATGCTCGACTGCCTCGACCTACGGGGCAAGACGATCCTGGAGCCCAGCGCCGGTAGTGGGAACCTAGTGGGTGAGTGCTTGGTTCGCGGCGCCGAAGAGGTGCTGTGGTGCGAGCGGGAGGAGAAGCTCCGGCAAATGTTGAGCACTACCGCCGGTGCAACCCCTCTGTGGCCCGCAGAAGACTTCCTGCGGATCACCGCAGATCAGATCAGTCACATCGACCTGATCGTGATGAACCCGCCCTTCTCGGCGGACGAGGCCCACATCTTGCACGCCTGGGAGATCGCCCCTCCCGGCTGCGAGATCGTGGCCCTGTGCAACTGGAACACGATCGAAGGCAGCTACCGGGGCCTGCAGCTCCAGCTAGCGAAGCTGATCGAGGGCTATGGCAGTAAGGAAGACCTAGGCGAATGCTTCACTACCGCCGAGCGCCCCACACGGGTCAGCGTCGGCCTGGTGCGCCTCCGCAAGCCGGGGCAACGTGTAAGCGCCGCTGATGAGTTCGATGGGTTCTTCCTCGGACCTGACGACCTCGAAGCCCAGGGCGAAGGGCTCATCCCCTACCGCCGCAGCCGCGACACTGTGAACCGGTACGTGGAGGCCTGCCGGATCTACGACGAGCAGGTGGAAGCCGGGGTGCGCCTGCGCTCTGTGCTTGATGGGTTCTTTGGTGGGGAGCTGGGCCTGCAAGTCACGGTCGAAGGGGCCCCTGTCACCCGCAACCGGTTCCGCAAGGAACTTCAGAAGGCAGCCTGGAAGCACGTGTTCGCCAAGTTCCTGCCTGCGCAGATGGCCACCAGCAACCTGCAAAAGGACATCAACGCCTTTGTGGAGCAGCAATCCAAGATCCCGTTCACCGAGCGGAACATCTACCGGATGCTCCAGATCGTGGCAGGCACACAGGAGCAGCGGGTAGACCGTGCGGTAGAGGAGGCGATCGACAGCCTCACCAAGCACACCAAAGAAAACCGCTGGGGTGTGGAGGGCTGGGTCACGAACAGCGGCTACATGCTGAACCGCCGCTTCATCCGCGCCTACATGGCGGAGCTGAGCTGGAACAACCGTGGTGTCAACCTGAAGGCTTACGGTAGCCAGAGCGATGAGATCCGCGATCTGATCAAGGCGTTGTGCTTCATCACCGGCCGCAGCTACGACGAGGTGGCCCAACCTGAGAAGCCATCTGGTGATGGCATTTTCTGGCCTGGCGAGTGGTACACCTGGGGATTCTTCCGGTTCCGCGCCTACAAGAAGGGCACGGTGCATTTCGAGTTCCTGGACGAGGAAGTGTGGGCTGCCGTCAATGCTCGCTATGCACGGATCAAGGGTCAGGTGCTGCCGGAGCAACTAGCCAAGAAGAGGCCCCGCCGCAAGGCTGCTGAACCCGCGCCAAACGGCAGCACCTCGCGGATGGCCCGCTACATGAGGGCTAACGCAGCATGACCTTCTACACACCCGAGGCCCTCAAGGCCATCGTGCTGGAGCTGATGCTGCTGCAAGCCTTCGTCTGCGGTATCTGGTTTCACAGCCTGTGGATCAGGGGAGGCCGCCAGTGATCCCCTGTCCCGAATGCGGAGCCATTGGCCACCGGGTCATTGAATCCCGCTACCAACCCAAGGCACAGGCCAAGCGGCGCCGCTGCGTCTGCAAAACCTGCGGGCACCGCTTCAACACGCAGGAACGGGTATGGACCGGCAATCTTGAACCTTTTCCTGAGCCCGTGGCGACCACGCCGCAACACTCGACGCAGGAACTGGAATCGCTTGCTCGGCTGGCCAACTTGGAAGCGCGGCTTGAGGCGCTGGCAGCAGCACCAGCATCGGCAACCACCATCACGTCTCTGCCGATCGAGCAGCTAAACCTCGGCACCACCCGCGCCTACCACTTGCTGAAGCGGGCACGGATCACCACCGTGGGCCACCTGCTGCAGCACACCCCTGCGGACCTGCTGGACATCCGCAAGTTCGGCGCCACCTCCCTGGTCGATGTGGTGGGGGCCCTGGGCGAGCTGGGGCTGGAGCTGCCACGCGAGAGGGTGAGCGCATGAACAGATGAGACAAAGACCCCTGCCCCGTAGCTTCAACCCAATCCCTTAACCAATCCGGCCATGCCACTCCCCGAGAATGCTTTTGAGGCCCAGTATGACGTCGAAGATGGATACGTTACCGGCGGAAGGCCGCAAACGTTTGAAATCTACGCCGAAGACTTAAAAGACCTAGAAGATGATCCGAGCAATGACGCCCTTAGAGAGTTCTACGACAATCAAATAAGAGTCCATTTTGAAAACAATGAAAAAATCTATCCGTCGTCAAGGAGGGAAGACAAGTTTATTGCCTGGGCAAAGGCTCAGATTGCCGAGCGCAAAGCAGCAGAGCTTGACGAGGCCAGGGAGTTCGGCTTGACAGGCCCGGAGTGATGCTGCAGCGGTAGCCTGACGCTGCCGGGTTAATTCTATCCTTACACAGCTGATGGAGAGTACAATGCGTTTTGCAGAGATCATTGATCACGCGAGCCAGCTTCCAATAGCTCCGCTTGTGTTGACCCAAAACAGCAGATCAAAAGCTATTCGAGTAGCTGGCGTCATTGTTTACTGTGTATGGTTTTTGCTGGCGGTCTGTATTTGGGGTGTACTGGTCTGCTTGCTTGCCATACCCGCAATGATTCAGGACGCCTAACCGAGCAGCCGGTAGCCTGACGCTGCCGGGTCGGTCCCATCCGTAAGGACGGACGCGGTGAGCGGGCTTTCGAGGGGCCTGCTCTGAAACCGTATCGGAGGCCCGGTTTCAACCGGAGAGGGCTGGCCCATGGCTGGCCCTTTCCTATTGCGCCATGATGTGGACGCTCGGCAGCGATGTTGGGCATCCTCTAGGCGAACATTGCATGAAAACCCTGGCTATGCCCGCCTCCCCAGGCGGGTCACCTTTCGCGTCTGCTGTTGACCGTGCGTTGTGGGAGCTGGGCTACCCCAACGACTTTGACACCGAAGCCGAGGCCCGCGCCGCCATCGCGGAGCTGTGCAGCGTCTCCCCAGCCTTCCTGGCTGCCACCTTCACCTTTGTGGAGGCCTGAGCCATGCGCACAACCTGCGAATGCTGCGGCAAGTCCCTTGCCCTGTCCGCCGCGCAACCCGCACCGGCCCAGATCGAGGCCCGCGAGTGGAACGGCCACGCCATCCAACGCCGTCAGGCGGATGGCTACGTGAACGCCACGGCCATGTGTAAGGCCGGTGGTCGCCGCTGGAACCACTACGTCACCAACGACCGCACAACCGAGTACCTGCAGGCCCTTTCGGGGTCTGCCGGAATTCCGGCCGACCTGTTGATGACCTCCATCGGCACCGGTCCGAACCACCTGCGGGGCACCTGGATTCACCCCCGCCTGGCGGTGGACCTCGCCCGCTGGATCTCACCCTCCTTTGCCGTTTGGATGGATGGCTGGTTCCTGGAGCAGTTCCAGCCCGCTCCTTCGCCCACCACCACCAACCACCGCCAGCCCACCACCAACCGCTTAACCGCCAGCCGTCAAGGATTCCTTGACACCTCCCCCCGCATCGTGATCCACGCCGCCTCGAATGAGGAAGCCATCGCGATCTGGGAGCAGGCGGTGGCCAACACGGTGCTCGATGGCCTGACGCG